TGCAGGGCGCCAACGCCGCGGGGTCTTTGGCCACCGCCACCTACACGGTTCAAGTAACCGGTTGGGACAACCAAAATTTCTACGAATCGCGCATCTACCAACTCTCGAACGACATCTCGGTAACCACTGGCGGCATCGCCGTCACCGTCCCCTCGACCGCCGGGTTCACCTACGCGATCTATGTCGGGGTCGGCACCGGCGCCCAGCCGGTCAATCTCGGGCTGACCACTAGCGGCCCGACCAGCGGCCCTTACACCGGGCACGCCATCCAATTGGCACCCGGCACCGTCGCCACCATTACCGGCCTCGGACTCTACCAGATCCCGCCGTCCGCCCCGGCCACCGGCGTCACGGTCTACCGCACCTATGTCTTCGGGCAGGAAGCGTTCGCTACCTTGAAGCTGGATAACGTGCAGTGGTTCAAGTTAAGCGATGCTGATAAGAGCGACCCGTTGAATCAGCTAAGGAGCTGGGGGTACAAGTTTATGGAGGGGTGGATAATTTTAAATAGTCGGTTCGTTGCCGCCATGGAAAGCACAGCATCCAGCACTGGAGCATTCGGGTAGTACTTGGTGATTACTTAGAGTGTTTCTCTATGTAGTCAGCCGCAGCTCTAAGGAGATGAGGTTTGTCACGAAACCGACCCAGTCCGTTATTGCAGTTCTCGCAGAGCAGCGAGCGGACGCGGTCGGTTGTGTGGCAGTGATCGACATGGAAGCGCTTAGCTCTGCCGCCCGGCTCGGTTGCACCGCAGATCGCGCAGCAACCTCCTTGTTCTGTGAGCATCCGGTCATAGCTCCCGATCGGGAGTCCGAAACGCTTCTTCAGCCCATAGTCGGCATAGCGAAGCGGGTCGGCGTGATAGCGGGCGAGTTGCTTGGCGTTCAATTGTTCGCGATTGGCCAAGTCGTACGCGGCGGACCTGGTGTTGGCGCATATGCGGCAGGTGCGGTTGATGCCGTCGTGGAAATTCTTGTTAGCCGAGAAGTCGGCGGTGGGCTTGATGGTCTTGCACATCCAGCAGCGTTTGGTGCCCGGCGGGGTTTCCTCGCGCGGCGGCTTTTTCCGGTACCCGGCCTGCCGGACCATGTAGCAGGGTTTGCACTGTGGAGAGTATCCGCCGGCGTTGCGCGGGCTCTTGAAAAACTCAGCAATTGGCTTGGTCTCGCCGCAGTCTCGGCACACCTTGTCCATAATTTCTCCCCTGTCTACGGTGTAAAAACTGTAGCAAGGGCAGCGTAGCGGGGAAAGGAGAGACTTATGCCAGCAATGGGATTGCGGGTAAGCGTACGGATACGGGTCGAGGCGGTGCCGGGTGGTGCCGGTCCCTCGGGCATGGGCGGTCTCAACGCCGACGACCCGTCCTACGGGCAGAGCCTTCTGCCGGGCGCTACCTCGTTCGCGCAGACAAAATACTATCAGGACTCCGAGCCGGTGCCCGGCACTGCGGGGGCGATCACGCTGGCGAATATCAAGACGGCGCTGGACGCGGCTTCTGCGACCTTTGCCGGATCGACCGGCACGCCGATCATCAACGCTACCGAACTCGCTAAGATCAATGGGTTTTTTAGCGGGGCCGGCTGAGGAGGCTCGCCGATGGCGTTAGGTACTGCGGGTACGACGGCGGCGACCACGCTGACCGCCCTCACCTGGCCGGCCAGCATCGCCGACGTGGCGGCGCTGAACCAACTGATCAAGGACGACCAGACGGTGGGCACGCCGGTCGCGCACATCTCGGGGATCGGCGGTCTGTCCAACGAGGGGATCCTCTCGGTGCCGAACCGGGGTCAGTTGCAGCTCTATCCGGGTGACGTGATCGCGATTGACCCGTCTACCGGGGGCGTCGTCCTGGTGACTGCTCGAGCGGTTGCCGGGCCTAACTGGGCCTTCGCCTGATGTCAGATGATCAGATGCCATCTGACCCGGCCGAGCCGGCGGGGCGGGTACGGAAGGAGTCGACCCCGGAGGAGCGCGCGGCCAAGCGCGCATACATGCGCGAATACAACGCACGCAAGCGCCGCGAGGCAGCGGAGGCCGAGGTCGAGGCGCGCAGGCGGCGCTGGGCCACGCCCGTGCAACAGGAGGGCCTGACCGTGAGCGATCAGCCGGAAATTGAGGAAGCCGTCGAGGAGATGGCGCTGACCCAGGATCAGGGGCTGGCACCTGAGCCTGAGCCGGTCGTCGAGCCGGGGCCGCAGACGCCGTTTGACATCTACCTCTCGATGCTGCCCCCGGAGACGCGCGAACTGATCGGCATGGACGAGTTGCGTCAGGCGTTCGAGGACGCCGGGCGGGAGGCCAAGGAGGAGCGGCGCAAGCAGCTTCGGCAGCAGGCGCGCGACCGGGCCAAGGAGACGGCGCGGGAGGCGGCCGGGCTTTTGACCCCCGAGGAGGCCGAACGCAAGCGGGTGCGCGAGCATATGGCAAAGCGGGTCAAGGTGACGCCGAGCCTGCCCTTTGTGTCCGACACTGGCGGCGTGGTGGCGCAGGGCATCTCGATTGACGGCGCGCTGTACCAGCACGGGCAGCAGGCGACGATGCCGTTGGGCCGGGCGCTGGACATCCGCCACATCCTCTATTGCCTGCAGCAGAACGAGCTGGATTTCGAGGGGAAGGGCCGGCTGCACGGCCTGCGCCGCCAGCAGCACGAGGCAACCAACATGGTGCGCATCTGATGTCCGATCCGGTCATGAGCCAGATGATCGCCGTCCCCGGTATGAAGATCGCCTATCACTTTCAGATCGCCGAGGGGCAGATGATCGCCTACGAGGTGGCGGAGGATCGCACCGCCTCGCTGGCAGACCTGAACGAGCTGATGGACCGGCTGAGCGGCGCCGCAGCGCGGCAGAAAGCCATCCACGACCTGCCGTTTGCGCGGCTGCGGCTGAAGCAGAACCGTGAGAAGTTGGCGAAGGCCGAGAGGGCGGTGCACGAGGCGATCACCAAGCAGGAGGCGCACATCCAGCAGATGGCCGCCGCTCGCCGCAACCCGGACCGGGCGCAGCCGCTCGGCGTCGATGTCAACGCGGTGAGCCAGGCGCAGAACGCGCTCCAGGGCATCATCGACACGATCCGCTTCGACGAACTGGAAATCCCGCGTCTGGAGGCGATCATCGCTGGCCGTGAGCCTCCGGCAGAGGAGGCGGCCGAGCCGGAGCCGCAGCGTCTTTCGATCGTCGCAGCCGAATAGCCGATGCTGACCGCCTTCGAGCTTGTCGAGGAGGCGGTCTACCGCGCCAAGGTGCCGGGCTACAGCCCGACCTTCGGGCTGCGCAATCTGAACGCGATCCTTAGCGACATCTGCCAGCACCACGATTTCGCGCTGGCCCGCGGCGTCTACAATTTCAACTTCCAGCCGGAGCTGGCGACGCTGTTCGGCAGCGGCCCCTACACCCTGCCGCTGGACTATCTACGCACCTCGGGGTCGAGCGGCGCCACCGGAGCCTCGGGCTCGGCGTGGTATCTCTACCCGACCCCGGCCTTTCCCTCGGGGCAGCCGATCTACATGACCCCGATCGACATCGCCGAGTTCGACGGCTACCCGCAATTCCCCTCGCAATCGACCCCGGAATTGTGGGCCACCGACATGGGCGGCCCGCTGACGCAGCGCATCATCCTCTCGACCACCGGCGACCTCACCGGATCGTCTCCGACGATTGCCAATTGCGCCAGCATCGCCGGCCTCAAGGTGGGCATAGCGGTGGCCGGCGAGGGGATCGTGCCCGGCACGACCGTTGTTGCGATCGACCCGGCGACTGGCCTCGTCACCCTGTCGCAGAACACAACCGGCGCGATCAGTGCCGCCAGCGTGTTCTTCGGCGTCCCGCCGGTCGCATACGTCTACCCGCCGCCGCTCGGCACTTACCCGGTCACGGTGCGCTATCAGCGGCAGATGCCGCCCATCGTCAATCACCTGTCGGTGCCGTGGTTCCCCGATGAGGGCTATCTCATCACCGAGTTGGCGTCCCGGCTGTGCGAGATCAGCGACGATCAACGGGCCTTGTCATTTCACACGCTGGCCGACACGCGGATACGCAAGTATCTGCAAAAGGACGGCGATAAACAGAATCGCAGCCAGGCGATCCAGCTAGACGCAAGAAATTTCGCTTCCGCAAGGGGAGGGGGTTATCGGCGCGCAAGGAATACAAAGGTGGCTGGGTGGGCCGTTGCCGCGTGTGCTATATTACCATCCTTCGCTCAAGTGATAGCAGGGGTGGTATCGTGACGGAAGCTCAGAAAGCGCGCCATGCAGCGTATATGCGGGCATGGAAGAAGCGTAATCCCGGGAAGGTTAACGAGATCAATCAAGCTACCCGTTCGCGTCGGCGGGATCACTATAATGAAATGAATCGTAGGTCGGCAGCGAAGATGGCTCAAGTTGAGGGTCATCCGCTTCATCACGCTTCGCATCCGGTAGCCCGATGGACCGATCCTTCTGCCTATCTCCTGAGCCGCGTTAAGGTGCGGGCTAAGCAAAAGGGAATCGTTTGCGAAATCGACGTTTCCGACGTCCAGATACCGGAGTTTTGTCCGGTTCTGGGAATAAGGCTTGCGTGGGGTAAGGGCCAGCGCGGCTGGCGGAATATGGGGTCTCCGTCAGTCGATCGGATCAAGCCGCAACTTGGGTATGTAAAGGGGAACGTTCGCGTAATCTCAAATCGAGCCAACCACCTCAAGGGTAATGGCACCATTGAAGAACTAAAAGCGGTGCTGGATTACATGCTCCGTGAGGGAGCTAACGCAACTCTTGCCGAGCAACAAGAGGCGGATCGGCCAGAGCCGGTAGCGGAGCCGGCACCGCAGCTAGAAATGGGGTGGTGATGTGGCCACCTCTCTCCGCAATCCGGCCGCGGTTAATTTTCAAGCCAGGGGTCTTAGCGACGCGGTAGACGGGACCAACGTCGCGCGCGGCGCGATGCGGGCACTGACGAACCTGGTGCCCGATCCGACGACGCGCGGAAACTTTCTCTGCCGCCCCGCCGCCACTGATCTGATCGTCCTGTCGGAGACCATTCCCGACGCCGGGTTTGTCAGCGGCTTCACCGTGATCGGCGACACCCTCTACGGCATGGTTGCTTCCAGTCTTCATGCCGGCCACGACCAGCCTTTTGCCTATGATCTCTCGGTCGATCCGCCGGTGGCGATCCCGGTCAGCGGCGTCACCGCCGCCAATACCCCGGTGAGCCCGCCCTCTACCGGCAAGTGGGTGCCGCCGATTCTGGCGCAGGTCGCCACACGCATCCTGGTGACGCACACCGGATTTCCCGGCGATGACATCAAGTTCGGCTGGTTCGACATCAGCGGTTTCGAGGCGACAATCACCGGCAACACGATCGAGCAGTTCGCGGTAATCGGCGATACCGTTGCCGGCGATCCGTTCATCTACGGGGTGCCGCCCGGCACGCCGCCATCCGAGGCACATATCGGGTTCACCGTCACCGGCGCCGGCATCCCGGCCGGCACCACGATTGTCGGCGTCGAGGATGTCGCGGTCGCCAGCTCCGGGGATCTCACCGCCGCCTCGGCGATCGTTATTAACATTCCCGATACCGCCGACATGTATGTCGGGATGATCGTTCAGGGTGTCGGCATCCCGCCCGGGACGCAAATCCTGACGGTCGATTCCGCCACGCAGATCACCCTTGACCAGGGCGCCACAGTCACCGATGCGGGCGCTCCTTTCTCGGCCATCGGGAAGGAGGTCGAGATCAGCAATGCGGCCACCGCGACGGCCAACGGCGCGGCTTTTACCTTCTTTTCCAATACGATGATTACCGGCAACCCGAACACGTTCGGGATGCAGCCGGGCCTGGTGCTCAGCGGCCCCGGGGTCGCCACCGGCACGGTCATCGTCTCCACCGTGGCGGTGACGGCTGAGATCGTCGCCAGCATCACCGCAGGCGACAACAATGCCTTCGCCACCGTCAGCGCCAGCGGGTTATCGGATGGCATGGATGTAGCCGGGGTCGGCATTCCGCCGGGGACGACGCTGCTGTCGGCCGGCGGCAACCTGATCACGCTGTCCAACGCGGCGCTGCTCACCGGCACGACGACGCTGTTTTTCAGCGGCACCCAGATCGAGGTCGCGCCGCCGCTCACCGGCACCAACATGGGCGTCGAGCTGACGGTCGCGGGCGGCACTCCCGAGGCTCCGCTGTGGGGCGCCGGCGACACCCAGCCGAACAATCTGCCGGAGGTGCCCCTCGGGGTCGTGCAGATGAGCGGTCGCGCCTGGTTCGCCGACGGCGATAGTGGCGTGCCGTTCTCCGACAGCCTCCTGCCCTGCGTCAGAACCGAGGACACGCAGGCCCTCTTGCCGGCTAACGGCATGCCGGTGACCGCGGTCGCCCCGATCATGCTCCAGAACGCGCTCGTGGGCGGCATCGTCCAGGCCGTCATCGCCTTCCAGGAAGGCAAGGGGATGCAGCAGATCACCGGCGATCCGGCGAGCAACAATCTGCAGATGAACCTGCTGCCGGTGCTGACCGGCACCCTCGCCCCCAACAGCCTCGCCCCCTCGCCGCTCGGCCTTTTCTTTATGTCGCCGGAAGGGCTGCGCCTCATTGATCTACAGGCGCGGGTCTCCGACCCCATCGGCCAGGACGGCGACGGCGTCGTCAAACCGTTCTTGGAAGTCTCCAACCCGCCGCACGACGAGCCGGCGCCGGTCTCGCGCATCTGCGCCGCCGTCAATGGCCGGACCTTGCGGATCGACACACCGCGGATCGACGGCTCGTGGTCGTCCTACTGGTTCGACATTACCCGGAAGATGTGGACCGGACCGCACACCGGCGCGGCCTCGCTGTGCCGCCAGTGGCGCTCGGATTTTCTGATCACGCCGCAGGCCCGCCTCGGCATCTTTCAAGAAGCGCCCGACGAGCAGCACCCACGCAACTGCTCCTTTGTCGAGAATGGCCGGCTTCTGGAATACGAGTGGGAGACCTCGCTGCTGCCCGATTCGGGCGAGATGGCGGAGAACACGATCATCGAATCGGCGATCATGGTGGCGCTGCAGCCGGACGAGCAGACCCAGATCGACTTCCTCGACGAGATCCGCGGCCCGCTCGACGGTGTGACCCTGCGCGGCCTCAACGTGCCGCCGGCGCTATGGGGCACCGCGATCTTCGGATGGACCCTGACCGGCCCCGACCCCGGCACGATCCGGCAGCGGCAGATCCCGTGGACGATCCCGCTGGTCTTCAAGCAGGGCCGGGTCAACATCCGCGGCCTCTCCTCGAAGACCATCACGCTGGGCAATTTCTACATGCGCTATCAGGTGCTCGGCTACCTGCTGCAGGTGCCGCAAATCCCGGCCGTGACGGCGACCGACTGCCTACTGTCGAACGCGGGCGTCGATCTTGGCTCGAATCTCCTGACCTGCCTTACGCCGGGGCCCGGGATGCCGCCGACGCTCCTGGTATCCAATGATGGTTTCACCTCATTGGGGTCGAGCGGCGGCGCGGTGCTGGTGAACAGGTAAATGGCTGGCCCCAGCGAAACCTTCGCCTTCTTCCTGACGCAGGACCCGGCGGTCACCGCGCTGCCGTTGCCGGCGCAGCCGACCGACCGGATCGCCGTAGTTCGCGGTGGAGCCCCGACTGAGCTAACATATTACGCCAGCCTGGCCGACGTGGGTGGCACTGGACCGCAGGGACCGCAGGGGCCCGCCGGCCCCACCAACATCACGCAGCTCACCGGCGACGTGACAGCCGGGCCTGGCAGCGGCAGCCAAGTGGCAACGCTGGCGAACACGGCCGTCTTGGCGGGCAGCTATACCGCCGCGAATTTCACCGTAGACAGCAAGGGTCGCATTACCGCAGCCGCGAACGGCGCCGCGCTGCCTTCCGGCGTGGCCGATGACCAGCTAGTCTATGTCAGCGGTGCATGGACGGCGCAGCGGCCCCGCTACATCGTCTCATGCTTCGTGCCCGGTGTGCCTACCGCCTCGCAACTTCTGCTGCTCCAGCGGCTTTCCAAGGGCATCACGATACCGGCCAATTTCGGCAGCTATCTCGGGCACACCAGCATGGCGCGCGGCACGGTCAACGCGACGGCGAGCACTGCGATCGATGTGCAGAAGGCGACGAGCGCCGCGCCCGGGAGCTTCTCGTCGGTGGGCACCATCACGATAGCCGGCGGCGCGATGGTCGGCACCTTCGCATCTAGCGGCGGTACCGCGATCACCTTCGCACAAGGCGACTCGATCTCGCTCGTGGCGCCGGCATCGCCGGATGCGACCTTCGCCGACTTCGCCGCCTCGCTCGTTGGGTTTGAAACTTGAGCGACTGGTACACAAGCAGCGCGGCGCACGCTGCCGTCCCGGTGTTCGCGGTCAGCACCGCGTATTCTGTCGGCGACTTCGTGCGGCGGATCACGTCCACCGTAAAGGCGCAGTGGGTAATGCGCGTCACCGTCGCCGGCACCAGCGCCGGCACCGAGCCGACCTGGCCGACGACGAACAACGGCACGGTGGTTAGCGGCACCGCAACATTCGCGAACGTCACCGGCCAGAGCGCCTACGGCTGGAGCGCGGCGGCCGGCGACATCCCGACGCTGAACGGCGCGGTGGGCACGGCCCGCTTCGTGGCCGGAGACCGCATGTTCGTGTCGTCCGATCACACCGAGACGCAGACGGCGAACACGACCTACGGCGCGGGCGGCGCGGTGAGCTTTACCGCGGTGCACATTCTCAGCGTCAACCGGGCCGGCAGCGTGCCGCCGGTTGCCGGCGATCTCCTGGCCGGCGCGACCTGCACGGTGTCGGGCTCGCAACTGACCCTCGACGTGGGCGTGCCGATCTACCACTACGGCATGAACTACGTCTGCTCGGGCGCCACGGGCATCGCGATCGGCATTAGCTCCAGCTACAAGACAGCCTGGCTCGACGCCTGCCAATTGTACCTGAACAACGCCGCATCGACCGGCGCGCGGATAGCATCCGCCAGCGCCAGCACGCTTGTTCTGCACAATTCGACCGTCAGGTTCTCGCACACCAACCAATGTTTCAACGCTTCGGTCGGGCCGCTGGAAATTGTCTGGCTGAACACGGCGAGCGCGATTGCGGCCGGCTCTTCGATCCCGAGCGCCAACCTCTTCGCCGCGTCGGCTGCGACAGCCGCCGTCATTGTTACCGCGCGGGGCGTCGATCTCAGCGCATTGACGACGTGCATCGCGACACCGAATGCGGCCGGCGCCAAGATATTGCTCGACAGTTGCCTCATTGCGTCGGGCGTGGTGCGTTTCAACCCCGGTGCCGCAAACAATACCCGCGACATCGTGGAACTCGTCAACTGCTACGACGGCACGAACATTCTCAACGAGAGCCACCAGCCGGCGGGCGTTCTGACGACCGAGCGGACCATTACGTTATCGGGCGGCGCCACCGATGATGTCGGCGTATTCAGCCACAAGATGGTTTCAAATACGAACATCGACAAATACGTTAACCCGCTGGTAGGGTTCTGGCTCGACATCGAGCAGCAGGCGGTGGGTGCCAGCAAGACGGCGACGGTCGAGATCATCAGCAGCGCGAGCTTGAACAACGACGAGATCAGCCTTCTGCTCGAATATCAGGGCACGGCATCCTCGTCAGTTGCCAGCATCGCCACGACCCTGCCGGCCACGGTGCTGACGACAGCCGCCGCCGTGACGACGAGCACCGCGACGTGGAATAGCTCGCCGGGCACGCCGGTAAAGCAGAAGCTGGAGGTGACCTTCACCCCGGAGGAGCCCGGCCGGGTGCGCGGGCAGGTGCGGCTCGGCAAGGCCAGCACGACAATGTATTACAATCCCGTGCTCACGATCACCTGATGGCCAGCAGCAACACGCTGTCGGCATCGCGGGCGGGCAACGGCTCGGTCGTGCTGACAACGACACCGGCATCGACTGTGCTTGCCAGTCAGATCGTCGGTGTGGGTGTGGTCGGCGGCACGACGACGGTGGCGCCGTCGGCTGTGCAGCAATGCGCCGTGACGGTCAACACGTCATGAGTCGGGGCAGATCATGTTTGTTGGGTAGCGGATGATTTGATGCCAGAAACCTTCGCTTATTTCCTGGTTGAGGATCCGAACACGCTGGCGTTGCCGTTGCCGGTGCTGTCGAGCGACCGGATGGCGATCGTGCGCGGGACATCGCCGAATGAGTTGTCCTATTACGTCTCGCCCGCTGACATCGCGACGACGGAGGCCTTCCCGGTCCTGGTGGTGACGCCGACCAGTGGCGACACGGTCGTCATGTCGGAAGGGACGCGGTCTCTCTACATCAACACGGGTGCCTTGGCGGATTTGACAATTCTTCTACCGCCGGTGGTCAGCGGCACCTACACGGTCGAGATCTGCCCGGCCGCCCCGATAGCGGCGCTGAACATCCAGGACTCCGCGGCTGTCCCGGTGTCGGGAGCCCCGACATCGGGGTTCGGCCCCGGCGCCGCTATCATCATGCGGTTTATCGACGGTATAGGTTTTCGCTACTGGAAGTAGAAATGACGCGTTGGCTTATCGCTCTTGGTATATTTGTCTTAGCCGGCGCCGCTGAGGCGGCTTGCCCGCCGATCCCGTTTGTCTTCGCTCAGGGTGCGCCGTTTAACGCGCCGCAGGTCAACACCAACTTCACCGCGCTGCGCGATTGCATCAACGCACTGGCGCTGGACCCGGTCACCGGCCCCCTCACCTCGACCAACAACGAGATCGCGGTCTGGGACGGCGCCACCGGCAAGATCCTGAAGAACGGCCTCGGCGTTCAGATCATCCATACGGCCGAGACGCCGACGATCACCGCAGAGGGGTCGCCGTTGACCTCGAGGAACACGACCGCGTTCACCGCGCAGGAAATTTTTCAGGCGGCGTTGCTGTTGGCGCCTGATCCGGCGGGGGGCAAAAACTACGACTCACTGCGCGGGGTGGCTTTTGCCCCGGCCGCGACGACGATCAATCTCGTCAATGGCGTCTCCGGCTATGTCGTGAGCGATGCCGCGACGACCGGGTTCGGCGGTTTTCCGGCGACGGTTGCATTGTTCGGGTCCGGGGTGGCGC